CAGCATGGCCCTGGCCTCGTGGAGTCACTCAAGAAGACTCACAAAGTCCTGCGAGGCAACCAGCGTGCGATCCTGAAGACGCAGCTAGAGATCCTGAAGACGCAGCGAGAGTTCCTTGGCAGCCTCGATCAGCATGGCAAGCGCCAAGAAAAGCACGGGGTGGCTATCCACCATGTCGCCAACAGCGTCGAGGCTGTGGTCGACGGCAAGCCCAAGGATGAGGTGGCTCAGCATATCCAAGCAGCACGCGACCAACTCACCGAGGAGCATGGGCGGAGCTAACGCACAGAATGCCGCCAGGCGTGCGTTAGCCATGGGAGTGAGGTTGGCCTAGGAGAGGAGGCCAGCCTCGCTCCTTGCCCATTTCTTGGGCCTTCTGTGGCCCACCGTCGAGCCCGCCGCAGACGCGGAATAAACAGGGCGACGGCTCACGTGCTAGCGAACTACCCCCGGCGGGGAGTAGGTACTTCCTGGCCGATCTAACAGGTGACCCCAAAGGGAACGGTACAAGTTTTAGACACAGTTGGTTGCCGGAAAAAAATTTCTGAAGCCACATTTCCAAGTGAGAAACACCATGAAGATCGCCATGAAACCCATCGATTCGATCAAACCGTACGCCAAAAACCCGCGCATCAATGAGCCCGCCGTGCCGGGTGTTGTCGCTTCGCTCAAGGAATACGGATGGCGTCAGCCAATCGTGGTCGACAAGAAGGGCGTGATCATCGTTGGCCACACGCGCTACAAGGCGGCGAAGGAACTCGGGCTCAAAAAAGTACCGGTGCACGTGGCGTCGGAACTCACTCCGACGCAGGTCCGCGCCTATCGACTCGCTGACAACAAAACCTCCGAGGCCTCCGAGGCCTCCGAGTGGGACTTCGAGCTCTTGGCCTTCGAGATATCCGACTTGCAGGCTGCCAATTATGACCTCGGTCTAGCAGGCTTCTCGGATCTCGACCTCAGCAAACTACTGGCCACAGGTACCGAGGGGCTTACCGATCCTGATGAAGTCCCCCCGCTCCCTCCGAAGGCAAAGACCAAGCCAGGCACTCTCTACCAACTTGGAAATCATCGCTTGCTTTGTGGAGATAGCAGCAAGGCGGAAGACGTTGATCGGTTACTTGGTGGAGCGAAGATCCAGCTTGTCAATTCGGACCCTCCCTACAACGTGAAGGTGGAGCCACGTAGCAACAATGCTGTGGCCGCTGGGCTCAGTTCATTTGGTGGACTGAAGAATAATCAAGCTCGCGATGCCGCCAAAGATCCTGGCAAAGCAAAGCGAGTCGACAAAGTACTTCGCCCTAAAGACCGACCACTCGCGAATGACTTTGTGAGCGACGAAGAGTTTGATAGATTGCTGCTCGCATGGTTTGGCAACATGGCACGAGTACTTGAACCAGGTCGCTCGTTTTATATTTGGGGTGGGTTCGCCAACGTGGCCAACTATCCATCAGCGCTCAAGGCCAGTAAGCTGTTCTTCGCGCAGGCTGTGATTTGGGTGAAGCATCACCCGGTACTAACACGCAAGGACTTCATGACGGATCATGAGTGGTGTTTCTATGGTTGGCGTGAAGGAGCAGGCCACAAGTGGTTTGGCCCCAATAATGCCACTGATGTTTGGGAAGTGAAAAAGGTGCCCAACTCAAAGATGGTGCACCTCACCGAGAAGCCAACGGAGCTGGCTCAGCGTGCGATGGAGTACTCTTCTCAGCCTGGGGAGAACGTGCTGGATTTCTTTGGAGGCTCAGGATCTACCTTGATTGCTGCCGAAATGATGGGACGTAAGGCGTTCCTCACGGAGATCGATCCGCTTTACTGCGACGTCATCGTGGAACGATGGGAGAAGTTCACCGGCAAAAAAGCAACCGTGGTGAAATGAGCAAAAAGAAGCCAACCAAAAAAGCAGGAGCCGAAACACCAAAGGCTCCTGCAGGTGCAAACCCAACGCGTCTCACACATCCGCAGTTTGCGGAGCTGCTCAGCAAGATGAGCAAGCGAGAAGTATCGGCCAAAGAAATCAAGGAGGACATCGAGCATGGTGCACCAACCAATGAGGATGGCACCATCAACCTGATTCACTATTGCGCTTGGCTCGTAGGCCAAGCGAAGAAATAGGCGGACCTGCAGGCGATTGGCGTCGCTTGCAGATCCTGACCAACAAGCTGGAATGAGCAGCCTGTGGCTAAACGAAAACTAGGTCCTAATAAGAGCCTGCGCGAGAAATCCGTACCGACGATCTCCATCGTCGAGGCGGTCTGCGTTGCGCTTGTAACGGTGATAGCGGACGTGGCGACAGACCCAAGACAGCTCAAACCCGGCGAACTCTGTAAGATCCTCAACTCGACTCCGCTTGGGCCGGTCCTCACCGATCCGCTCTTGCGTTCACACCGCGAGCGAGCAGGCCTGCGGATTGGGGACAACCGCACGATTGATTTGCTGAAGTACACAGCCTGGCTCTTCACGAATCGGACTTCGGCCGCAGCCGTTTCCCCGGAAAAGCCTACTGCTCCAGCAGACGCCTACGAAGCAAAGAAGGAACGTGAGCGAGAGCGAAATGCGGCCGCCTCGAGGTCCGGCCGTGACATTGGCGAGTTGCCGCCCGTCGCAGATCCGGAGCGACGTCGTCAGTGCGAAGCGGACCCGGTCCTGTTCTATAGGACCTACTTCCCCAAGCGTTTCCCTTTGGAGTTTTCCGACGATCACATTGCAGAGATCCAGACCATTGAGCGGATTATGGTCTCGGGTGGTGTGCAAGCGTTTGCCGGTCCTCGCGGATTTGGAAAGACATCGCTCTGCGAGGTGGCTTGCATTCGCGCGGCATGCAAAGGCTATCGCAAATTCCTGGCCCTGATCGGTGCAAGTAAGGAAGCTTCTGACGAGTCAATGGACTCGATCAAAAGTGAGTTCGAGACAAACGATATTCTCGCGGCCGACTACCCCGAGATCTGTTACCCGATCCAAATGCTGGAAGGCATCAACAACCGTTGCAAAGGGCAAACGTACCTCGGGCAACGCACTCGCATGCAATGGAGTGGAGCTGCTCTAGTCCTTCCAACAATACCGGGTTCAGTAGCTTCGGGAATCCGGATTCAAGCGCGAGGCATCACCGGCCGGCTTCGCGGCATGAAGTTTAAGCGACCTGACGGCAGCACAGCTCGGCCCGACTTGGCCATCGTGGATGATCCGCAGACCGATGCGTCGGCTCGCTCACCAGCTGCAGTAGAAAAGCGGATGAAGCTGCTCTGCGGTACGATCCTCGGGCTCGCAGGTCCAGGCGAGAAGATCGCAGTATTTGTACCTTGCACCATCATCCAGAAGGGAGACTTGGCAGATCAGATCCTGGACCGAGATCAGCATCCAGAATTCCACGGCGTAAAGACCAAGATGCTTTACTCCGAGCCGAGCAATACCAAGCTCTGGGAGGAGTACGCCGAACTTCGGCGAGCCAGCCTCCGGAATGACGGTGAAGGCGAGGAAGCCACTGCGTTCTATGCGAAGAATCGCAAGGCCATGGATGAGGGGGCCAAGGTCGCATGGCCCGACCGTTTTGAGGAAGGCCAACTCAGCGGCATCGAATATGCCATGTGCATCAAGATCGACCGCCCTTACGCCTTCGCGGCCGAATACCAGAATGATCCGCTCGCAGATGCGACGACTGAACTCGGTCCCATCGATGCGAAGATTGTCTTGCGCAAGGTCAACGGTCTGGCTCGTGGAATCGTTCCACTAGCAGCTCAGCATTTGGTGTGCTTCATCGACGTGCAGCTCAACGTGCTGTACTTCGTCGTCGTCGCATGGTCGAAGGATTACACCGGCGCAATCATTGACTACGGTACGTGGCCAGATCAGCGACGTAGCTACTTCACCTACCGAGAAGTGAGCCAGACCATTCGCAAACGGTTTCCTAAGGCCAGCCCCGAGGGTGGTATCCGGCAGGCTCTTGAGTCTCTGGTCGATGAGCTGGCAAATCGAGAGTGGCAACAGGAGGGCGGAAGCCACATGCGGATTGAGCGGATCGGCGTGGACTCGGGCAACTGGACGCAAGCGATCTACCAGTTCTGTCGCGAGTCGGAGCATTCCACCATCCTGCGTGCCACCAAGGGCATCAGCATCGAACGCAAGAAGGCTCCCATCACGCAATGGAAGAAGAAGCCGGGTGCCATCATCGGAAACCACTGGATGCTGGCGAGCGTCGAGAACCACCGTGCCGTTCGCTTGCTCTCGTTTGACACCGACGTCTATAAATCTCGGACTCGTGATCTGCTGCACGCAACCCATGGAGACTCAGGATCACTCAGCCTTTTTGGCAAAAAGGGGCATGATCACCAAATGCTCTCCGACCACCTGGCGTCAGAGAATCCCAAGTCGGAGGACGGCGGCAAGGAGTACTGGAAAGACAAACCGGGGAAGCCAGATAACCACCTCCTCGACACCACAGTGGGAGCGGTGATGCTGGCAAGCACGCTTGGCTGTGCACTCGATCCTTCGCTCCGAAAAAATAAATCCAAGTCAAAGTCCAAACCGTTTCCCGGGAAAACGCCTGAGAAGGTGAGTTCTACCGTCGAAAGAGTCCAGTACCTTTAGGAGTAAACTATGGCACGTGGTAATCATCGGAACTACGAAAATGCAGAGGGCGTCGTGACGCGGTGCCCCAAGTGCGGCTCCACCGAGCGAGCTGGCTATTTTGCGAAGCAAGAGCAGCAGGTGGAGGGGATTCGCGACGGAAAGCCTTACACGCACGTCGTTTGGAGACGCACGAGTTGCACGGCTTGTGGGCAATTCCGCATCGATAAGACCTTCGAGAATCGCAAGCGTGCTGCGAAGGCTTAATCGCTTTACGCTTATATTCTTTTTGGTTGTGAGTGGAGAGTCGGCCAGACCTTCCGATAGTAACGGGTCATGGCTGACAACTCTGCACGCATCGCCGAAATCCAAGAGATCCTCCGAGCCGGAGCGACGTCGGTATCCGTGGATGGTGTAACCACCACGTATAACTTCAACGAGCTTCGCAAGGAGCTGCGCGACCTGCAGCAATCCGACGACTCGCAGAAACGCAAACGGCCAGTTGCCTCCAATATCTATCTGGGGGGCTTCTAGTGGACTGGAGCGAGCCAATCTACGTTGGAGGGCCGATTCCTTCTGCAACTCAGTTTGCAGGAGGATACGACGCTACCGAGGACAAGGGGAAACGCCGAGCGATTGCTCCTAATCATCGCTCGGAGGACGCCGTCCTGACTCCGCAGAAACGGTCGGTTTTGCTGGCGAATGCTCGCGACCTGTGCCGCAACTTCGTCCTGACGATGTGGATGATCCGTCGTCACCTCGACTATGTGGCGACCTTCCAGTTTCATGCACGCACGCCTGATTCCAAGGCAAACACCGCTATTGAGAAGTTCATGACGCGGTGGTTCAAGCCTATGAACTGCGATGCTTCCGGCCGTCACTTCTTCAGCCGACTTGTACGGCTGCTCGAAGCTCGGACTGTGATCGATGGTGATATCGGAATCTTGAAGGTCAAAGGTGGTTACCTGCAGCTGATCGAGAGTGATCGCATCCGCAATCCAATGGACGGCATTGATGAGAGCTGGATTCATGGCGTGAAGACTGTGAATCCAGGCCGTGCCGTCGCCTATTGCCTCCACAAGCGAGTGGGCAATGGTTGGGAGCAAGAGCGCATTGTCTCGGCAACCGACATCATTCAGCACTCGTACTACGAGCGTTACGACCAAACTCGCGGCATCAGTCCAATTGTGAGTGGGCTGAACCAGATGCGTGACGTCTATGAAGGCTTCGAGTACGGCCTTGCCAAGCAGAAGGTCCAGCAGCTATTTGCGATGGCCGTGTATCGCAACGCGACTGAGGGCATGGGTAATAGCGACGATGCGACGGATGGAGGCGAAGAAGCTCAGAGCGTCCTCGGTCGCTACAAGGTGAACTTCGGCAACGGTCCTGTGTTCCTCGATATGGAGCCAGGTGACCGCGCAGAATTCCTCAAGGGCACAGGCGACGGTGGCGACTTGGTCGAGTTCCTGACGGCCATCATGCAGCTCGCGATGAAGATGCTCGACATCCCCTACTCGTTCTACGACGAGAGTCACACGAACTTCTTTGGCTCGAAGGCAGCGTGGATGCACTACGAGCGGACCTCAAACTCCAAGCGTGAGGCACTTGCCAACATCCTGGATCGAATCACGATTTGGCGATTGTTCCTGGCGATCACCAACAAGGAAATTCCGGATCTTCCCAAGTCGCTGTCAGTGGCTGATCTCGATTGGGAATGGGTGCCAACGGGCATGCCATGGTGGGACCCAGCCAAAGAAATCAACGGCAACCTGATGGCCATCGCAGCTGGTCTCGATACCCCACAGCGTATCTGCAAGGAGAACGGCAAAGGGGACTTCGAGGACAACATCGATCAGATTGCCAAGGCTGTCGAGTACGCCAAAAGCAAGGGCGTCGAACTGTCGTTTGCTCCACAACCCATGCCCGCAGAAATCACGGTGAACAATGGCAAGTAAGCAACTTAAGGTGCCACAGAGTGCGTTCTTTACCCCGCTGGCTGCCGTGCAGTTTGCGGCTGGCGAAGCACCTGCAGGTAGCAACGGTGTGCCCGCTGCTGTGCCATTCACCTCGGTCGTGCGATCAGCGGAGCCGATCGTGCATTGGTACTGGGGAAAAATCGTGCACGACATGGCTGGCATGCAGCTCCGCAAGGACAACTGCCCAGTCGACTACTGTCATGATTGCGAGGAGATCATTGGAGTTGGCCTTAAGTTTACCGTCGATGACAAGGTCGGCGTAACGGTCGAAGGCAAGCTGATTCCATTCACTGCGACAGATCGAGCGGCGGAAGTGATCTTTAAGTCACGTGAGGGTATTCCTTACGAAGCCAGCATTGATTGGTCTGGGCCACGCGCTGTGGAGTATGTGGACACAGGTGTCAGCACGTTTGTTAATGGCCAGCAGTTTGACGGCCCAGGGTACATCGTTCGCAAGTGGCAACTCAATGCCTTTGCGGTCTGCCCACTTGGAGCAGACGAAAACACGTCCACACAGTTCTCTCGCAAGGGCAAAGAGGTCGACGTCGTTGTCGAATTCTCTGGGCCCGAGACCCAGTTTACGGAGCCTCACATGACCACCACGCCAACCAATCCACCAGCATCTGCAGCAACCAACCTTTCGCCTGAAGGGACAAAGCTCTCGGCGACCGATCAGGTCAAGGCCGAGATGGCCATCTTCTGCACGCACTTTGGCCATGCCAAGGGTGCCGAGTACTTCATGAGCGGCAAGTCGCTGGTGGAGTGTTTCTCCGCTCACCTCGCCGACGTCACCAAAGCACACGGTGCTGAGGTGGAGCAGTTCAATAAGACCATTGCCGAGAAGGACGCGGAACTCACCAAGGTGAATACCGAGTTCAAGGCATGGAAAGACAAGTTTTCCGGCGAAGCTCCTGTCAGCTTCGGAGAAGGCGGCACACCACAAAAGCCGACTCAGTTCGGCGCTGGCCTTCTTGATGTCGTAAAGGTGCCCGGCGGGAAGAAGTAGTTCTGCCGGCTTGCCGTTGATTCGGCTGATCGTCAATCGTTCCGTTCGATTTCTTTAGATTTGGATATGTCCTATGACTGCGAGTTATTACACCCTCGCTCAGATTCTTACGATTACCGACCGGAACCTTGCCGATCGTCAAATCAGCGATGTGCTGAATTCGGCTCCGTTCCTCAAGATCCTCGCGGCCGACAAATGCCCTGATACGGTTCACAAATATGTGAAACAGACGGGTGCTCCTGTTGTAGGCTTCCGCGTGGTGAATGATGGTCGCGAGAATAGCAAGTCGGCTGATCAACTGGTCAGCATCGACCTGAAGTATCTCGACTGGTCGTTTGTGGTCGACATCGCAGCTGCCGACGCGTTCACGGCAGGTCGCGATGCGTTTGTAGCACGCGAGGCACTGCGTCACCTGAAGGCGGCACTGTTCGCATTCGAGGTGCAAATCATCAACGGCACTGTTGGTGGAGCTGCTGCTGGATTTGCCGGCTTAGCCGATTCCTTGGTGCTTGCGAATAACATGGTCATCAATGCCACCGGTAGCACGGCTGGCACTGGTTCCAGCGTTTATGCCATCCGCACCGGCGGCGACTTGAATGATGTCGTGGCAATCGCTGGTAAGAATGGCGACATTTCCATTGGCGAAACCACGCAAATTGAGAAGGCTGGGGCTACCACCGGCACATACACCGGCCTTCTAACGCCTGGCGGTGCATGGCTTGGTGTTCAGGTTGGAGGTGCCTATTCGGTTGGGCGTATCGCCAATCTGACAGCTCAAGCTGGAAAGACGCTGAATGATGGTTTGATTTCTCAGCTGATTTCCAAGTTCCCAGCAGATGCTCCGCCTACGCATCTGGTCATGAACCGTCGAAGCTTGCAGCAGCTGCAAGCTGCACGGACTGCGACCAATGCAACGGGTGCACCTGCACCGTTCCCATCCGAATCGTTCAACATTCCGATTGTCGTCACGGATTCCATTTCTTCGACCGAAGCGATCCTGACCTAGTCGGTCTGAGCATACCTAGTGAATGGCGGGGGTGTTTGGTTTCGGCCATCGCCCCCGCCTGATGTTTGATCCAAGTCCCCTGCCCTTAGTCCATGGAGCCTCTCATGCCTGAGTCGATTCAAAAGCGGAAGGTCCGCGAGATCAAGGACGCTATCGCTGGCGTCAAAGATAACCCAAGAGCACACCTGACGCTGCGAGCGCCAGACATTGCGTTGCTGGTCGAATGTGCCGAACGTGGCCTGCCGCCCGATCCGCCAGATCCACCAACTCCAGCACCAACCCCTGCTCCTGAAGGTGGAGCCGTAACCGAGTAAGCCATGAACGCACGTCGCAATGCACTTCAGATCGCACTGAAAACCGCCGTCAAAGCTACGAGCGGCGGAGGTACGGTGCGATACGAGCGTGAGGTAGATGGCGACGTGCTGTCGTGCGATCTCCGCGCAGGTCGGGGTACTACCTCGTTCGAGATGACCGAGGAGTCCACGCAGGTGGTGACGACGATCCAGTCGCAGGACTTTTTTTTCCGGGCGACTGAATTGGTTTTCCCGGGAAACGATCAGCCCATTCAGCCTCAGCTGAGAGATCGGATTGTGGAGACGGATGGGGACGGCAACGAATTCGTCTACATGGTCCTCGATAACAACGGCATGCCCCGCTTTCGTTACATGGACCCTTACCGAGACTTCATTCGCGTTCACACCAAACTGATTGTCACACCATGAGCAGCGACACCGTAGTCATTGGCAACAAGATCGTTGAGCTGCTTACAGCAGCCACGTTCTCCGTGCCAATCGTTGCCGTGTTGGACCTGGAGCCATCATACGATGTGACTTGGCTCGACGGTCGGGTGCGTGTCATTGTGACACCGAAAGAGCGGGTGAGGACTCTCGTCGCTCGCGGCTTAGTCATGATCGAGCATAAAGTCACGGTGGCGATCATGGCGGCATTAAAACCGAAATCGAACTACTCGCTGCAGGACCTTGAAGGCCTGCAGGAGGAAATCGAAGACTGGGCTGACGAGTGCGATTTTGGTCGCCCGGAGGCTCTCACCGATAACGACGTGCTTGCGATTTATTCGCCGACGAGATCCAAGCAGGACAATACGTTTCTCAGCGGCACCCAGTTAACCTTTGTTGGAGGTCATACCGTATGACGATTTACACGCCAATCGCCGGCCGCAAGTGCAAGCTCTTCATCAACACGGGGACGTTCTCAACGCCGGTGTGGGCTGAGGCAAAGCTGGCCGGTGACGTCAAGCTTCCACGTGGTACTGAGTTCGCCGACGTTCCCGTCCGTGCCAGCAAATTCAACCTGAGCCATCCTGTCGGCGAAGATATCGGCATCGACTTCACCTACACGCCGGTGAAGGGCATGGCAGATACGGTGTTTGCCAAGATGTACGAGTCCAAGAACTCGGATGATCCACTGCCGATTCACATCGCCTGTTGCGATGGGAACATCGCTACGGCCGGCACGTACGTCGCCGAGCTCTTTGGCTACCTCGAAAAGTTCGATGAGGGGCAAGAGCTAAAGAACGTCAAACAGATCGAATGCTCCTTCAAGCCGGGGCTCGTGTTCGATGGCACGACGCTGATGGAGCCTGATTGCTACATTGCGGAGTAACCATGATTCCCAAGATGACAGACAAAAAGGGTCGCGATTGGTTCATCGTGATCGATATCGGTGTGTCGAGGAAAATTCTCTCCTCCTTCCGCATCGACTTTGCCAACTCTCATGACCCCAAGTCAGGCCTGGATCGTCTTCAGAATTACAACACTCTGTCGGACGTCCTATGTGTCTTCGTCGAGGAACAGCTTGCTGCCCAAAACGTGAGCAAAGATGACTTCTTTTCCTCGTGTGATGGGCCAGCTCTCGCAAGTGGCTTCGAGGCAATCATGGAAGCCTTGGTGCTTTTTACCCCGCCGGCAATGAAGCCGGCGATGGAAGCGATCCTCGTAGCCTCCCGGGAACACGACAAGGCGAAGGCGATGAGGATTGTGGAGACCTTCCAGGGCGATGCTATCCAGCAGACCTTGGCGAGGAATCTGAACCAACTGGAGAGCCAGATTGTGAAGGGCATGGAGAAGAGCCTCGTGACGTCGACAACTGGGAGCGAATCGACGAATACCAAGCTCTCCTCGGAATCTCGATAGAGCATTTGACCATTCGCCGGTTGGTGGCCATGGTGACAATCGTGCAGACGCGGCGGTGGGATCACACTGCCGCGGTCATGGCACAACTTGCCAATGCCCATCGAGATCCGGAGAAACGCTCGTCACCGTACCAGATGGATGACTTCCATCCCTATCTGCTGGCTGAGAAGAAGCGGCAGCAAGCGAGGGAGGCGGTCTCCAGCCTCCGAGCCTATGTCTCTCGGAACATGAAACAGCAGCATTCTCGATGTGTGTAGGAGGTTGCCGTGGAGTTCAGTTTCGAGGTCAAGCGAGCGTTCTTTGACAAAGAGGACGTGATCAAGCGAATCGAATCCGCTCGCCTTCAGATGCTGCTGAAGGCGGGTGCGTTCGTGCGCAAGCGAGCCCAGCGACTCTTGCGGAGAGGCAAGAAGGCTTCTCGGCCGGATTCTCCTCCCAAGGTCCATTCGACGAATGATCGGGTATCGCTACGCAACATCCTGTTTTTCAGCGACGGCAAAGATGGTGTGATCGTTGGACCTGTTGGGCTCAATGGATCGAAGCCCAAGGGACGTCGCCCTGTGCCAGGTGCACTCGAAAAAGGGGATATCGTTCGCGTCCGCGAGGTTCGCAACCGCAAGAAGATGGCCAAAAATCCTCGATCAAAGAAGGCCAAGGCTTGGAAAATCGTGGACCGCAATCCTACGAAGGATGAAGAGAGTCGGTCGCGTGATGTGGATCTGTTCAAGCGGCCATTCATGGGGCCCGCGCTTCGGCTCGAGGCTCCCAAGTTTCCCGACGTCTTTGGCGAAGAATGGAGTAAGTAATGTCGCGTGATATTGAAGCTGGCGGTGCAGTCGTTCGCATCAAGGGCAAGGACCAAACCAAGGGAGAGCTGGACTCCGCCAAGAATCGCTTCATGCGTTTCCTCTCGACAGTACGTGCTGCCAGTGCTGGTTTCAATTCGTCACTCGTCTCCATGCTTCCCAGCGCTGGCACCGTCATTGGAATGCTAACGGGTACCGGTGCTGGTGCAGGCATCCTCGGTAGCCTCGGCATGATGGCCAAGGGGTTTGCGAATCAAGGGTCACAGCTCGCGGATATGCAGGCCTCGACAGGCATGTACGCTCAGCAGCTCGGCGAACTGGCTTATGGGGCTCAGCAATCGGGAGGCAGCATCGAGGCGCTGGCAGGTGGCCTTAAGGGGATGGCCAAGTTCACCTATCAGCTGCAGCAAGGTGGCAAGGGGGCGGTTGCAGTGCTGAATATGCTGGGGATTTCGCAGACGGCATTCCTGGCTGCTTCGCCGATCGAGCGTTTCCACATGATCGCAGAGGGCTTGAAGGGGATCGAAGACCCAAGCGTGAAGGCAGGCCTTGCCATGAAGGTGCTTGGCCGTTCCGGCTCCGAGCTGCTCCCCATGCTCAAAGACGGCTCCGCAGGTCTGACGGCCTTTGCGGAGGAAGCTCGGCGCCTGCGTTTGCCACTTACCAAAGAAGAGGTGGCCCTGGCTGATAAGCTCGGTGACACCTACGACCAGACCACGGCCCAGCTGCAAACCTTCTCCAGCGTGATCGGAGCGGCCGTCGCTCCGTCAATCCTGCAATTGCTCAGCGTGATCCAGCCGATGATTTCCAGCGGCATCGACTTCGTACGTGCGAACTCGCAGATGATCATGACCATTGCCATGATTGCGGCCGTGGTGGTCACCGTTGGCGGAATGTTCCTAGCGGCCGGAGTGCTAATCGCAGGTGGAGCGGCACTCGTCGGAGCAGCTATCGCAGGGCTGGGGGTGATCTGGGCGGCGGCGACAGCGGTCTTCTTTGCGATCTTCTCTCCGATGGGACTTGTGATAGCTCTGGTCGTTGCACTGGCAGCTGCAGTGATGTACGGCATTTATGCCTTCATGGCCTATACCACGGCAGGGCAAGCGTTGACTGCGTTCATCGTGGGGACGTTCAACGACATGTTCGGCGTCGTGTCCAAGACGCTGGGAGCGGTGTTCGACCTGCTTGTGGCTGGCAACTGGAGCCGCGCTGGCGAAGTCATGATGCTTGGCCTCTATGCCACGGTCGAGATTGGCATGGTCAAGCTCAAAATGATGTGGACCGCGTATCGATCCTGGATGCAAAACCTGTTCGCCGACGTCGGCATTGGCATGGTGACTGCGCTCAAAGCGTCGCTCGAAACGCTCGTGTCGATGATCAACTCCGCTCGCACGGCCGTAGGTCTGGAAGAGATCAAGGCTGGTGATATCGGTGGCAACCTGATCGACGGAATGAAGGCGGGCATGGAGGCAGCCAAGAAGGTCAATGCCGACATGGCCAAGGCGGAGCAGTCGGTCGCTAATGCTCGCATTGCTGCCGCCAAGATTGCCGTCAGTAATGCCCGCAAGGATGCGGCCGTGCAGCGGCAGAACTCGGTGAAGGCACCGCCAGCGACCAAGATTGATCTGCCATCGTTCAAGGGTCCGAACCTGGGCTCCACAGCAGGGACCGAAGTGGGAAGCGTCAGCATCGGCACATTCTCCTCCGCAATTGCTGGCTTGCTTGGCCGTTCCGGAACGAGCCCAGCGGAGCGAGCGGCGAAGGCATCGGAGAAGACGGCCGAGAATACCGAGGAGATGAAGGATCTGCTCGAACAGATGAAGGAGGAAGGCGGACTCGCCTTTGAATAAATGACTGGTGTCATCATTGAGAAACGGCGTGCGGCCAAAGTGTCTCAGCAAGCGAATTCTGAGACGAGCTGGGATACCACCTATTTCGTCGCTGGCGTCGGCAGTGAAGGCGAAGCGGCGGCGCTGGTGAGGGACACCACGCCTATCTCGATCACGATGATGTCGCAGCTTATCATCCGTCAGCAGGTGACCGGCAAAGACGTTGGCAATGGCCTCTATCAAGTCGATGTGTCGTATGGTCCGCCTGGGAAGCGGGACGATCAGGAGAAGACGACGGGCCAGATCTATAAGTTCTCGTGGGATACGACAGGCGCAACGCACCGAGTCACAGTGGCCAAACGCATCGCAGATCCGGAGACTCCCACAGCCACGCTTTCACAGGTTTGGAAAGGGCAGCGTTCTGATACGGACCCCGCTCCTGATTTGCAGGGAGCGATTGGCTGGGATGGCAAGCAAGTCAATGGCACCGAAGTGCTTGTGCCCAAACTCTCGTTTGAGCTGACGGTCTATTATCCACCATCTGCGATTACTTTGGAATTTGTTGATGCGCTCTCAGATGCGACCGGCAGCATGAACAAAGCGGAGTGGCATGGTTACGAAGCCGGTGAATTGCGATTCGACGGATCGACAGGGTCGGGCGAAGCATCGGTGCTTTCTGGTCTTGCCACTGCTCCGGTTCCCGTCGTTCTGCGATTCTCACGCAGCAAGAACCTAACCGACGTAAAGGTTGGTTCGATCATCGTCCCGGAAAAAAAAGGCTGGGACTACCTCGACGTCAAGTTCGACAAGATCGCCGATGAGGGGAAAGTCTATCCGGTTCCGAACTACGCCTATGTCTACAGGGTGCTGGAAGAAGTGGATCTGCTCGAACTACTTGGATTCTAAAAATGACAAGTGACCTTAGTTCGGTAAGTCGCGGGCAGAAGGTGCGAATCCAGGCAGGTACTTGGAACCGCATCCTTGCCCTTGCACGTGGCCAGTCGGACGAGTCATCCGCTCCTTCGGATCTCACTGCCATTGGCGATGAGCCCATCGACGTGCGCAACGACACGGGTGGCTACATCACTGCTGGCTCGATCCTGGGCCTGGGGGAGTTGGTGATCACTCCGACCGACGATACGCTCTCCTGGCAATCGCAGGTTGTGCTCGAGGCGAATCTGCCGGCATGGCCAGGGAGCAAGTACATCGCCGTTTCCCAGGAAACGATTGCACCCGACGCCGTCGGCAAGGCAGTGATTTCCGGCCTCGCCTGGGTGAAGGTCGAGATCACCAACAGCGGCCTGCCCAAGTACGCTCGGCCGATCGCCGACGACATCACCAAGCTTCAGCTCGATTGGTGGGGGCCTTGTAAGATCGTCGCGCGTGAGGCCGGTACCAGCGGCACCAAATGGGCCCTCGTCGAGATCGGCTCCTTCTACGACCACCGCTACATCGGCAAGGCGACGGCCTACATCGCTGCTCGTGGGACGGGAACTGTCACGGTGTATGAGGGGATTGCCTCGGATGCCGCTCCAACGGATGGCACCATCACGAGCGTCTTCTCGCGGTACGTCGCCATCCCAACGGCCAAAGAGGTCCGAGTCGCCTGGGATAACGATGGGCCAGAGATCGACAATAGGGAGTGCTAATCATGGTGATGTGCTGCTGTGGCGCTTGTGACTTCTGTGCCGATGGGTTTGATCGCGAGCCATCGGCTACGGTTGGCGGGGGCTGGCGTGAGGCCATCGGCGACTGGGAGATCATCGAGACCACGGGCGTCACAGGGGGAGCGGTGACGAACACCGAGGCTCCTGCCGTATTGACGATGGACCTCCCTTGCAACCTATCGTCGCCTCCTTACTCGATCCTGCTCGATGTCGAGGGAACGCCGGTTTACTTTCCGACGTCGTCGCGCGTGATCATCGACTGGATACCCTCAGCAGCTGAGCTACCGAGTCGTCACCGCTTGGGCCTGGGCTACATTCCGACGCCATCGACGGGTGACCCTCCGATTCCGATTCGCGGCGGAGTCTACCTCGAGGTGGCCTACACCGAGGACGGAATCCTCACGATGCGACTGGGGAGCGGAAACGAAGTCGCATGGACCTGGCTGACTGATGAGCTGCCGATCGGCAATGCCAAGGATCTTGCGCACAACGACGGTGGCACCTACCTTGGCAAGTCTGCCTTTGAGGCTGGCGAGCAATCCTGCCAGCTATCACTCTGCTGGGAGCCGATCAGTGGCTACGGCATGCGTGACTTGGCATTTGTACGTGGAAGCGTTTTAACGCCCACAGGAACGCTTTACACGCTCGAAGGTGTCTCAGCAGACCAAGATGGCCGTCATCCCATCCTACAGGCCATTACGGGCTTTGCACGGTGGGATAACATGAGCTGGCAAGCGACGGCTCCGGACGCTGAGGAATGCCCTACCTGTGGCGAGTGCACCTACGCCAAGGATACCACCTCTGCTATCGATGACACGCTAGCGGCCTATGTGACGAGCGGCACCGTCGTTCGCAACGCATCGACCGGCAAGATCGAGGTGACCAGCGGTGGAGCTGCTTGGCGAGCCCAGATACCTGCCCAGAACCATTTCATGCTGACCTATGAGGGCGACTGGGCCGGAGCTTCGCCGTCGATCACCGTGACCGATGGGGCTGTCGTGGTGCAGATCAGCAAAGCGATCAGCGTCCAAAGTGTGACGGTGATCACCAACGGGACGACGCACTCTTCATTCACGGTGCCACTCTCCACGTCGCTCTTGCAGATCTGCTTTGGCCATACCCAGGTCACCATCCACGTGGGGACAACCACGGTGCAGTACACGACCAGCGAGAACGAGGGCTATGTTGGCATTGAGCTGCAGGCAGGAGATACGCCGGTCACGTTCTCCGGCCTAACCGTCCTCAGCACACGCATGAAGGACGTGATCAAGCTCAACTGCTCGCCCTGCCTTGGTCCGATTCCACCTTGCGAGCTGTGTCCAGAAGTGCCGGCTGCCTACGCTCTGATCGACGCTGCCGTTCTGACCGAGTTCAGCGACTTCGATCCTGGCTATCCTCCGGGAGCACTCGCCGACAAAGCCTGCTTTGTGGTGCCTACGTTGGCCGTGGGAGAGCGTGGCATCCTCGACGGAGTGTTAGATAGCCGTTGCCGATTCATGTATGAGGACATTTGCGGGAACGGCGTGTATGACATCCGAGTGCAGGTCTACTGCAACATGCAGAACGATGGCATTCCGGAGATGGGCGTGCCGGCTACGCATTGGTGGATCACAGCCACCATCGTCATTGCTTGGTACGGCGTCACCAATCTTGCTCTTGTGAGGTACGAGAGCGAACACTACAGCTACCCGGTCACGTGCCCACTGCCAGAGATCACGCTGACGGCCGAGGCTGGTTCGGACCTCACGCAAGAGTCGATGATTTGGGCGCAAGGGACCGTCGCCCCTGCGTCCCATGTTAACTACACGTTTCCGGAGACGATCAAAATCACGTTTGTCCTATGAAGTGCAACTTGACTCTGACCAATGTTCTCACGCCCACCAAGGGCCTTTATGTTTGTGCCAACTGCCGAGAAGGAATCGAGCTGCCATCTGCTGCAGCTGCCAAGGTGACTCGGCGTTGTCCTGGTGTCCCCCCAACGCTCGCCGAGAAATCGGCCAACTACGCCAAGGCCATCATCGGCTCACGTGAGACGGTGAGCGATGCGGAGTATGAAGCTCGCAGCGAGGCCTGTGCCACTTGCATTCGATTTCGCGACCAGACTCGCGACATCTGCCTGCATCCGGAATGCGGCTGCCGAGTGTGCGGTGCTGAGTCCTGGTTCGACAAGCGACGTCTGCGGGCCCAGTCGTGCCCGGTGGGCCGTTGGCATGTCCCTCGCTGGATCAGCCGAGAGCAGCGAGTTAGGGACACGCAGCGGCTTATGGAGTTGCTGCCGATCGACACGGCAGCTATCGTCGGCGTTGCTCGCAGTGGCCTTGCTCCTGCGACCGAGATCGCCATGGGACTTCACTTACCCATGCTGATCCTGGACGACTACCACGGCATCGTGCGCGAGGCAGGCCACGGCCAACGCCTCGCAGAGCAAGCCAAAGGCAATGGGCCTATCGTGGCGATTGATGACTCGCTGGCGAGCGGTCGCTCCATGATCCGAGGTAAAGGCACCCTGCAAAATCATCCGCTCACACGTGATCGGAAGATCCTGTGGGCTGTCGTCTATACGCATCCCATGAATCCAACGCAGGCCGATATCCATGTCGTCGCTTGCCACGATCATCATTTGTTTGAGTGGAACTTCCCGAACTCGATCTATGCCGGACGCACAGCATGGGATATCGACGGCGTACTCGTCACCGAGGGAGCCAATTCCGGCCGGCCGTACTTGGTGCCACGTCGCCAGCGGATTCCGCTGATCGTTACTGGCCGGCTAGAGAGCGAACGCCAAGCGACCATTGCCCAGATGCGCTGGCTCGGCGTGGAGTTTGATCGTTTGGAAATGTTCCCTGGTTCGCTTGCCGATCGAGACCAGCCAATGGCCATCAGCAAGCACAAGGCGAAACACTATTTGGCCAGCGGCCTCGATTGGTTCATCGAGAGCTGCCCGATTCAGGCCAAAGAGATCGGTGGACTTACGGGCAAACGCGTCATCTGCCCGGCAACCTCACAGGTGTTCTAATGGGTTTTGACATTCGCGTTTCCCCGGAAATCATGCACCGCGTGGAGTTCGCTCGCCTGCTCAATGAGCGAGGTCTGCGCGGCATCGGCTGTGAGGTTGGCGTTTGCCGTGGCTACTTCACGGGGCAGCTGCTCCATGAATGGGACTGCGAGGGGATGATCCTGGTGGACCACTACTTGCCGACGCACGACTACCCGGAAGGCCGCATGCTCGATGAGCAGATCGCACGTGCTGCTCTAGCCCACTACGAGCACAAGCTGAAATGGGTGAAAATGAACAGTGTCGTCGCCTTGAGCAAAATCCACGACGGAATGCTCGACTACCTCAACATTGATGGTGGCCATCGTTACTGTGAGGTGGATGCCGACATGCGGATTGGCTGGCAGAAGATGAAGCCAGGAGGGCTATTCACCGGTCATGACTTCGATCAGAAGTTTCCCGAGGTGCCGAGAGCTGTGAAGGAATTCTCCGCACGCGAGAACGTGACGGTCTGGCTCACGACAGAGTACCACGAGAATTGGTCGTGGTACTGCTGGAAGCCGCTCGTTGCTTGACGGCCTAGCGGCGAAAGCCTAACATAATCCGCGTCAAGTCAAACTCGGGGCCTCGCAGTCGTAACTGGCTGCGGGGCCTTGTCCGTTTACACAGACTCAAATCGCAGGATCTTGCCGCTCACTACTCTGTCAAGCGTGAGCCTAGCATTTTGCACTTCGGCGGCAGAGCGACGTTTGGGCGTTCCGAAGTACTCCTCGCAGATGTCGAGCGTGTACCTCTCCAACGCAGACATGCGGTTGTACCGGCTCGCCATCTCGTAGTCTTCGTCCTCGTTGATGCACCAATGAATGCAATCGAGGATGTCTCGCCATTTCGATCTATCGGTGTCAGTTGGGTGAGGCACTTCCAGCTGAAAATCTAAATCACCAGCGGCATCTTCGTTGGCATGGATCTGTCGCACGTCTCGTAGCAGAATCCGAAGCGAGCAGTCTTCTAGGATGCTTTCCTCGTGTGCCATTTGATCGATTTCAAAATCGATCAAGATGGTCAGTAGGCTAAAGACTGCTGCAATCGTTGCCTCAAGTGTGGCGGTAAGCGGTGGAGCTGGGCAATGCGGATCGCTCAGAGCGTCACTGACCAGAGCTAGGTGGTAGAGCTTTTGGGAGTTGCTCAGCGAGTCGAACTGCCTGATGCCTGTGTAGGAGTTTTTGTCTCCTGTTTGGATGTCCAGGTCGATCTCGTCGTAGAGGTGTGCGGCACCGTAGCGAAATACTGCCCACTCGGCCGGCGAAAGCGACTTATCGCCAAACGTCATTGACCACATGCTGATGCTCTCCTAGAGGTGAAATACAAAGACGCTCAACCCTAGGTCACATCGGCAACGGAGGAGAGAATTTCCCGCTATTTTGTGGTGGTCGTGGGAACCCGCGAAGCCTGCACAACCGTTACAGGATGGCTTTACCAAACGAGTAAAGGCTTTTGCTCAGCAATCTCCGAAAGTCGTTTACTTTTTAGGTAAATCATTTCCCGGGAAACGATTCCGATTTTGCCCAACCGGCTATTGATGTTTCCGTGAACAGAGGTAGATGTGTGTCTTACAAGGAGAAGCACCCATGACCAACGCAAGTAGCCAGCACCAAGCGACAGACGACGCTCTTCGCCAGATCTTCCGCGCGATGGATGCCCACCAGGCTCAAGAGATTCGGGAGGCGTACTACAAGGCCATGGAGGGCCTTAGGACGCTGGCCACAGCCCTGGAGATCGCCGACGCAAAGCAATCGCCAACCGCTGGCCCGCTACTAGACGAGCACTTCAAGGCGATACAGGCCTTGGAAGCCATGAAGTCCAGCCGACTCAAGATCCTCTAATCAACCAAGGACAAAACAATGAGCGACCGAGTTTACGACGAGATCTACGACAGCTTTCTAATCCTGAAGACCCAGCGAGCCCTGAGCGGCGGAGTGTGGGTAACAGCTCAATGCCTTGGCTATCGAATCCAGGCGTTAGTGTTTGCCAAGCACGCAGACGAGCCTAGCTACGAACTAGGCCAAACGCGAATCACCAAACTCTGGGTGCAGCGCATCGCCGATCGCGAGGAGACCTACAACTGGGACCGTGGGCTCGACAAGGAACCAGCCGACTTCGAAACGGAAGCGATTGTCGATCTGGCCAGCGACTTCCTCGCCGACTTTATTTTCAATAGCAGCCATGGTTAGAAGTGGTCTCGCAACTTCTCGCCGACTTCGCCAAGGCGTGCCAGCCCTTGTTTTTGCATCTGCGAGATCCTGCTTTCTGACAGACCGAGGATGACGCCAATGTCTCGCATTTTGGCCCCTCGCCAATAGTAGAGGTAGATCGCAACAAACGTTTCGGTAGGAAGGTGGCGGAAGAGCCCTCGCACGCTGTCTTGGCGTTCGATATTTGTGATTTCGTCCTCACCGGTCGCGGCAGCCTCAAACTGATACTGCTTATCTTCTTCCTCGGTCACCATTGAGCCAATGTGCCGTGAAAGTTTCGGGATAGAATCACGATACTCGGCATCGTTCCAATCAAGAGCCTCTTTCACTGCCTCAGGAGTGATAGTTTCGCCAGCTTGCAGCAGATCCTGCTCGGCCTTTTGTCGCTTTTTTTGGCGAACGCGAACCAACCGAGGTACGGTATCGATCTCGCGTAGGAAGTCCAAAATTGCTCCACGTACACGCATTTCGGCGAACGTGCAAAAGGAGACTCCTGCTGATGCATTGAAACGTGAGGCCGCCTCCATGAGGCCCAATCGCCCCATTTGAATTATCTCATCCAGGTCGATGCTACAAGGAAGTTTCTTCGCCAAAGACTTGGCCACGGCAGTGGCAAACGCGATATTTTCGGTGAATAACTTCACAGCTTGGCGTGTGATTTTGACTGTCGGTTTTTTGTGCGTCATGGCTTATCTCCTCACCAGCTTTAGATCGTCACATGCAGCCAGCCAGCGTGAGGCAGCAGTCTCGGCAGGCCAGTAGCCGAGCTGCTCTGCCATCTTCAAAGCGACCGGCGATTCCCACCTGCGGCAGACCTTGGGCCACAGATGCCATCGCTCGATCAGCATCATCTGCTTGTCGATCCAGCGAACCATAGGACTCGCAAACGCCTGTGCATTGATGCCCACCCGGCCGGCGATTACCTTGTCCCAGGCGTCACGCAGTCGCAGGATATCGTCCTTGGCTGCTTGGCAGAGTGAGGCGAATAGCGGCCGTGACATGTCGCCAAGGAAAGCCTCGTGGCAATCGTGAAGCAGAATGGCTGCTCGAAGCTCCGCCGTGAGCTGCTCGGGCATCCAGCGTTCGGCCAAGTACAGACACCGGAGCGAGTGTTCAGCCACGCTGTAATAGTGCTTGGTTTGGCCGTTGTAACGGCAAAGCTTCCCGAGGGCCTGAGCGATCTCCGGCAGCCGCACGTGCGTCGAGGCTGGGTTTTGCAGGTTGACGTGGAAGCCGTCGAGCGTCAGGAACAATTCGCGCTCGTGATCGGCATAGGTGGTCTTCACTGGCTGAGCTTCCTTTCTCATTTGCCGGCTTATCAAGGCTTCTAAGAATCCAATCCAAACTTGCAGACGTAACAAAGCAGCCGATGGAGCGCAGCTGTGTGAATTAGGACAAGCATCACAAGAATCATCCCTTCAAAAAAAGTTCGCATAGCTAGGCACCACTGAGGATTCCGTAAACATCAGAAGCTAAAACGCACAAGCAGGTCAGGACCACCGCAACAGCGCAGAATAAACTAAAGGCAGTGGCATAAACGCAAATCGGGCCGATCAGATTCTCGGCGATATTTGCCTTGTTTTTTTCGGCCCAAGCTGCCAGCAAGTAGAGCGAGTAAAGGCAGCCGCAAAACAAAACTACGGCAACAACGATCAAGCAAGGCCCTTCGAAGAGTCGGATTTCCCGATGCAGGGCCCTAGATTGCTTCGCAGACTCTCGCCAGTCAATGATGGGTACTTCCGAACGCCTGCTGTACTCTCGCCAGTAGCCGTCGTAATTGTCGTAAACAATGCTGCAGTTTGTGGGCTGATTCCAAAGCCGTAGAACCCAGCACGAACCGTTTCGCTCGGTGAGGTTGTCCAAGTCATGAATTGACCAGTAAAACCGGTGAAAGGTTAAATGCCACCGTAGCCTGGTTTTTACTTCGACTCTGGGAAATCCCTCGCGGTCTCTTTGCACGTCGACCTTCTCGATTGCTGCTGCCCACAGGCATAGTGCAGCTGTAAGGAAGATGAAGACGCTTCTCAAGCTGAACTGCCAAATGCTCAACTTATGAATGCTCATTTGGTCACCCCGCTCGGATCTACCCGCTCAATTCGCAAGGCACCACTTGGACACTGCTCGACCTGATCAATGATCCTGTCAGTGGGAGCAGCATCAATCGCAACCCAAGGCCTCTCAGCGGGCCTAAAGACGTCTGGGAGGCCTCGCCAGCACGCTTCGCATTTCGTGCACAAGTCCGAATCCCAGAGGACGTTGATTTCGCCGTTGGTATAGGTCCGCCTAGCCATTACTCACCATCGCTCTCTTTCTCCTGCTGACATTCAATAAGAAGCTCAATAACGGAGCCAAGGTCACTGGCAATAGTTTCCAGCTTCGTCGTTAGTGAATCGACTGACGAAGAGATCAGACGTCCCTGCAGGCATTCCTTAATAGCGTTAATGTCATCAGGTGGACCCCAATCATTGGAATCTACCCATTCGACTGCCTTCAGCGCTTTGGCAGCCGGCCTTAGGTACTCCCCAAGCGCTCGGCGATAAGGGCATTCAGACTTTGAGAGTCGCTCGGCGGCATCCCCGACTCTGTTGCACACATAATCCCAACTGCCTCCACTCATCGACTTCTCCTTGTCAGAGTCTGCTTGCAATGCCGCACCAAACTGGAACGGCTGGCCTTCTTCACGCGGATCATCGCCCGATGTCACATTTCACCCCTGCTCGACGGACAGTATGGCAATCGCCACGGTGAAGCGAGCGAATGACCTCCGTCCCGTCGATTGCCCATCCCTTGGCCCGAAACACGCTGTACGTCAGATCATTCACAGAGGGGCGACGCACCTCCTGAAAGCCCATCGACGCGAACAGGTACGAGGCATCCGACTTGCTGAATGGCACAAGCCCCAGAACGTGGTTGCTGCTCTTTAGCATGGAGCGTGCTGCCAAGATCATCGCTCGACAAATGCCATTGCGACGCAGGTCAGGGTGTACCGCCATGTGTAGGATCTCGATGTCCATGTCCGAATCGGCATAAAAGTTCAAGATCATGTACGCGGCGGCGACCTCTCTCAGTCCTTCGTGAAGAAGAACCTCAAAGGCCCGAACCCGACTGCACTCCAGGATCTGCTGCAAGGACGGTGCGTCGAGATAGTTGAGCCCGTACTTGGCGTCTTTGGCGCAAGCCTGCTCAAGTCGCAGAACACGTTCGTGGCCGCCGTACTGGTCAATCTCCAGCCACCCATTCAATAATGGGTGGTCTGGTTTTGCTGGAAATGCACCGCTGTACATGCACAACCCTTTCATTTTGTTGTTGTCGTGGGCTCTTCTTCCGCATCGCCTTCCGCCCTGTCTGGCCGCTCGATTTGCACATGCTCGTCGGCCTCAATGCCAATCCGAGCAAATCCACCAGCTGCATGCACGAGGACGATTTCGCACGGACCGCTGACCGAGATCCGCTGACCGATCTTTCTTCCTAGAACCAACATGGCAACCTCCTTGTTAAAACCGTTTCCCGGGAAAACCTATTCGCTGAATTTGTGGCAAGGGCTCAGCGTCAAATGAACCACTCGCTCCGAGACGATGCGAAAGCAACCATGGCTTTTACCGTAGTGCTCGACCAGCGTTCGGTTGGCTTCTTCCAGCGCCTGGACAAAGAGGCCACTGCTAAGAAGCTCTTTGGCCTCCTTGTACATGCCGGCAACAGGGGCAACCCATCGCCTTCGATGCTCATCCCACACCTCTAAGCAAGGCGTGTCGGAAATGAGGGTCTCGTTCAACATGGGCTATTTCCCCCAGATGTAATCTGCGAAGACAAGTACGGCCGTGAGGAAGATCCCCAAGGCGACATAGGCTCCCCAGCAAACGACGTTGGCTGCTCCCGCACCAACGAATCCGGCCGAACTCGTCCAAGAGATCATGAACGGAAGAGCGGCAAACAGCACCACGATCTGGATCGAATTGAAAATACGCATGGCAATCTCCTACTGGTTTGAATCGAAAGACACGACACTTCTCAGACTGGCGAAGGGAGCTAGGCTCCCTTCTTTGACTTGGCTTTAGGCTGCTCGATCTCCTGCAGCACCTTGGGGAGGTTCAAATAAACACCTTCGAGCAGGATCTCGACCTTCTCTCGCTTAGAGTTCACACGCTCAACCTGTGGCTCCTTAAACTCCTTGGCGAGCGCACCGAGCTGGTCCGACGTGAAGATCGCATAGAACTCTTCGAGGCGTTCCTTTGCTTCAGCGGTCTGGTCTGATTGCAGGATGGCCCAGTGGCTAGTGAGATCCTGCTGCAGCCATCGCATGGCGTGTTCCATGACATGACGAGGCCATTTCTCGCTGCCCATAACTGCAGTCGCGGCTACATCACGGACCATTGCGTAAGTGTCGTTTGGCTGGATCGATAGCACATGGTCCAGCGTATCTCCACTGACCTTTCTGAAAGGTCTCTCAGTGGTAATCAAAAGATTCATAATCGCGTCGTCGAAGACGACACGCTCCATGTCGGCAGCGCCGAATACCAGCAGTTGGTGAGCCAAGCCTACAAAAAGGTCTCCTTCCACTCCGCTCTTGCTGCTGAGTGCTTTAGAGACGATTGACCGAATCCAATTGAATCGCCACTCCTCGACACGTTTGGCGAGCTTCTCCGCTGCGAGCTTCTTTTTTGCCTTCTGCTCGGCCGGCGTGAGCGGTCTCTTTTCGCCGTCGTCGTCAGCGACCGGAGCGTTCTTCCCCTTGGCCTTCTTCTGAATGAGTGGAATCTGGAGTGCTTCGTAGGCTTCTACGTTGGTCGCTACGAGGCGATCCTCGCCGCCAATGCGAATCTTCTTGACGTCGAGCGATTTCTCAAGTTCAGGAGTCAGCTTGAATAGCATTGGCTGGTCGGCTTGGTTGAACATCAACCCGAGGTTGCTGTACCAATGCGTTCGCTTGTCGCAGGGCCGCGTGTGTGCTTCCAGTAAATGCTCAATGCTCTTCTCCAGTTTGGAGCGGCTGCCGAAGTCGTTCGCGTCAATTTCCCACTCATCGTCTTCTGCCACAGCCTCTTCAAATATTCCCCACGACTCTTCGAGGCTGCCAAACACCGCAGGCACTTCGCATGCAGGCAACATCGTGCGGCCAAATGTCGCTGGCAACTTGCCGCTGGCGATCCGCTGCTGCCAGATCTCTGGTAGTCGTAGCAAACCAACCGCATTGCTCGCGGCCGACGCACTCTCCAGGCCTACGGCCAAAGCTGCATCTGCCCGAGTCATTCCTCCACCGCCATTGGCGGCGTCAGCACATAGACGCTCGATCAGCTTTGCCTGCTGAATAGGATTCAGATTCTTTCGTTGGCCGTTGGCCACTGCTAGAAGCTTTAAAGCTGTTGCATCATCAGCTTGAATCACGCGGCATCGAATGGTAGTCCAGCCAAGCTTACGTGCTGCAAGCGAACGCGTTTCCCCGGAAATGATCTCGTAGAGGCCTTGCGATCGCACTTCCTCAGAAGTGATATCAATCGCCTCGCTAAGTTGGCGAACGACCAAAGGTTCCAGCAGAGGCGTTGTCGCGAGGTTAAAAGCAAGTTCTGCGACGTCGGCCTCGCTGGGCTCGCGGTTGTCAGGGTGACGGCAGAGCTGCGAGAGTGGCAAATCCATCTCCAAACCCTCGACACTGATCGAAAGCATGGCTTGGGCTGTCTCTGTGGTTTTGGCTGGCTTCTTCTTTCCCATCTGGTCATTCCTTGAAACGATTCCTATGCCCCTCAATTCACACGCTCGCGCCCGAGGCTGGCGTTGGCGTTGTGGCTGGATCACACCAGCCCATTCGTACGAGTAACTCGCGACTCAGGCCGCGAGCGGTGAGTTCCTGGTTCTGCAGGCCAGCGTAAAGCCGTCGAGCGATGTCTTGCTCAGGAACGCGAGCAGCTCGCCATTCGCTGACGTAGCTTTCGATGGAGGCCTTCATCGCTCGCTCAAGATCACGGTCTACTGCCGGCTTGATAATCACGTTCGTTGGCCAAGCTCCCGTGCGAAGTCGGAAGGTGATGGCCCCAGGGCCACGAAAATGGCTCCTGTTCGCGTCGTAGTCGCGAATGGCTTGCAATACCTCCGAAGCGTTCAGGCCGCGACAGCGGGCCTCGTGTGCGATTTGGGGGGCGGTGGCAAGCCCTCGGGCTTCGAGCTGCTGCTCTGCCTCTTCCCAAGTTTCAAAATCCTCCTCCACCTCGCCCTCGCCACTTAGGGTGGAGGAGGTTATTTGCGCTTCGGTCGGTTTGTAGGACATGCATGTCCGGTTGGTATGCAACAAATGTCCGGTTGGTACGCCAGGAATGTCCGCTTGGTCCCCTTCAAATGTCCGGTTGGTCGGCTTGTGCGACGCGGTTGGAGGCGTCTCTTGCAGCGAATCTTTGGGTACAGGATTGGGGCCCTGCGTTCGCAGAAGATCAAGCTCGGACCAGACGATCCGATAGTGGTTGGTGGTCGTTCCGTAGCGGTTCTTCTTTCGCTCGATGATCACGAGCGATAGGTTCTCAAGGGCGGTAAGGGCTCGGCGAATGGTACGAGCCTCAACACCACAAGCGTTGGCCAGTGTCTCCTGGGTTGGCCATGCATCCTCTCCGCGACCGTAGTCGTCGATCATCTTCAGCAGCAGCTTGAGAAGCGACGCAGCGACTGACTTGCACTTGGGCAAGCGACAGTCACGCAGCATCGCAAGTTGCGACTGGCGAGGGTAATCAAATTGCGTCTGGCGATCCGCCATGTTTGCTTTCCGTTCAATGGACGCGGTGGACTCCAAAAATGGTGTCACACATGTACCTCCGGTCGCGTCCGGCATCCAGTTGCCGATTCAAAAAACGCTAGAAAAACGAGGCTTGTTTGAGCTTCGTAGGCCTCCTTTCTGCGATCTTTGGCGGGCATGCCGGCTTGACTTCAGGCAGCACTTCCGGCTGCTTGATTCCATCTTCCGGAAGTGACCTGGGGAATGGTCGAAAGCCACCATCGAGCGGCCATCGCACAAACGCATAGCCCTGCGTGGTGAGCCTTGCACAGCCCTGTGATTCGAGAGCCCGCAAAGCGACTCGGATCTCGCCAAACGACAAGTCGCCTGGATCGAGCGAGCGGCTGTGGTTCGCCTCGAGGTGTTCGTGTAGCTCGTCGGCCGTCCTTGGGCCCAGTACGGCAAGCTCGCCCAAAATGAAGCCCAGCAGCTGCGTGCGAGGAATGATTGCCGTGTGGCTCATTGTTCACCTCGCTGCGTCATCTCGGACTCTGCAGCCTCAAGGCATGCGATTGCAGCCAGCGATGTGCTGTCGCTGTGGGAGTCGTTGTTACGCTCCTGCAGGTAGGTTCGTCGTAGATCGACCGGGATTAGCTTCCAGCAATCCTTGCAGCAGAGCAGCATCGGATTACGCTTCTGCCTGCAGCCATTGATTGGGCATGGAATCCACTTCTGTGAGTGGTAGCCGTTATTTGCCATGGCACTCGTCCTCCTTGCAAAACCAGGGCTTGAAAAGAAAGAACACATCTGCAACGGGAAATCGCAGATCGAAGGTGAAGTTGTGAGGCAGAAGTGGGTGCATTCGTCGGATCAGCGCATCTTCCGTAATGATCCGTGCACACGGATAACCGATCATGTCCTTGAAGAAGCTCTTGCACATAACAGCTTCAAACCAATTCAGCGACTGGCTTGCACCAATCCAGTTCTCTAGCTGCTTGTCGCGAATCATCACGCGAAACTTTGGCACGGCTACCTCCTTCCCTTCTTGCTGGACTTCTTCAGCTGCTCATCCATGTCCTTGAACAGCCACCGCTGCTTGACGATCTCCTGCAGCTGCCTGTACTGCATGGCCTCTATCGAGTAGTTGCCATGCCGCTGCACCACCTCGTCGTACCAACCAAGGTCGTGATCGTGCTGCCGCATGCGGAGCTTCGGCCGACCGGTTTCATCAATCTTCACCTTGTCGGTTCGCTTGTCGCGTTGCAGTTCGAAGTGCGTCAGTTCGTGGTCGATGATCGCCCGCTGAGTTTCGACTGGAAAGTGCGGCCACTGGTCGCCGTCGATTGTGATACGGCAGTCACCAAATCCTGCAACACGGTCCATGTGTCGAATGATCTTGGCACTGGCGTAAGCTGGTACACCACGGACCAGGATCGCAAAGCCATTCTCCGATGCGAACGCCATGAGAACGTCTACCGTCACCTCGTTCTCAACGAGGCGAGGGTGATGAGCATGAATCACCTCATTGACCAGATCGGTCACGTCCTCAGGTGGTAACTTGTAAAATGCCATT